CGCTTCTCTCGGACTCGGTCCGCCGCGGGCTCGCGCCGGCGAGCGTTGCGACCGAAGCCTTCGACGTGGCGCTCGCGATGGTGCGCGCGCGCCGAAGGCTGCTGAAAGGCACGCCATGACTCGCCTGAACGGATCCCTGCCGGGACTCCCGCAGCCGCCGAATAGCGAGCGGAAGATCATCCCGGCGCCGAGCCTCTAAACCGTGGCGACGCTGTTCAGCCTCGGCGCGCCCGGCGACCCCGTGCTGAACGCCTACATCGGCTCGGTCGACCGCGTGCAGCTGATCGACGGGCCGCTCGGCTCGGGCAAGACGACGGGCTCGTGCCAGCGGATCGCAAGGCTCCAGGCCCTACAGCGCCCGAACCGCTACCGCGTGCGCCCGACGCGCTTCCTCGTCGTGCGCAACACGTACCCGGACCTTCTCAGCTCGACCGCGGTCACGTTCCGAAACTTCTTCTTCCCCGAGTGGGGCGAGAAGCGGCTCGACGAGGTAGGCAACGAGCTCCCGCCCGTGAAGAAGCTCGGCCAGTGGTACGGCGGCGGCGCCGAGCCCCCGATGGCGACCTTCAAGTACGACCTCGACGACGGCACGGTGGTCGACTCCGAGGTGATCTTCCTCGCGCTCGACCGACCCTCCGACGTCCGGAAGACCCTCGGCACCGAATACACGTGGATCTTCCTGTCGGAGTTCCGCGAGCTCAGCAAGGCCGTCGTCGACATGCTCGACGGCCGGCACGGGCGCTTCCCGAGCGCGGCGCAGGGTTTCGTCATGCCGACCTACCGCGGGATGTTCGGCGACTCGAACAAGCCCGACCGCGAGCACTGGTACTACAAGCTCTCGCAGGGCCTCGACGAGCGCGGCCGGCGCTACGAGCGCCCGAAGAACTGGTCCTTCTTTCACCAGCCGGGCGGCGTTGAGCAGGTGGGCGTGCGCCCTGACGGGCGCCGCGTCTTCGCGCCGAACCCAGCCGCCGAGAACATCCAGAACCTGCTCGGCGGGCACGCCTACTACATGGACCTCATGGCCGGGAAGCGCGAGGACTGGATCCTCGTCTACTGCGCGAACGAGTGGGGCTACGTGCAGGAAGGCAAGCCCGTCCACCCGGACTTCATCGACTCGGTGCACGTCTCCGAGACCTCGATCGAGGCGGACCCGCGCGAGCCGCTGATCCTCGGCCTCGACTTCGGGCGCACGCCGGCCTGCATCGTCACGCAGTTCAACCCGACGACGGGCCGCTGGGTCGCGCTCGCCGAGTATTACGACGAGGACCGGAGCGCTGCGACCTTCGGGCCCGAGTGCAAGCGCTGGCTCGAGCGCAAGTTCCCAGGCTTCGCGATCCAGGCGTTCGGGGATCCGGCGGGCGATCACGCGGGCGACACGGTCGACGAGTCTCCGATGATGATCCTGCGCTCGGCCGGCATCCCGATCGAGCCGGCGCCGACGAACGACACCGTGCTACGCCGCGCCGCGCTCGCGGGCCCGCTGACCCGCGGCACGATGGACGGGCGCCGAGCGTTCCTGCTCTCGGGCCCGGATTGCCCGATGCTGCGCAAGGGCCTCGGCGGCGCCTGGTGCTTCGAGCGCGTCAACAAGGTCGGCGTCGTCGACGAGTACAAGGATCAGCCCGCAAAGAATCGCTGGTCGCATCCCTGCGAGGCGCTCGAGTACGCGCTCGCCGGCGGCGGGGAGTCGTCGCGCGCGATCGAGACGCCCGATCAGCGGCGCTGGCGAGAATACCCAGAGCTCTTGAGAGAGCAGGAGATCGCGGAGCTATGAAGACGCTCGTTCACCAACTCGCGCCAGCGGCACTTGAGAAAGGCGACCGTCCTCCCCGAGAGGCCCTCGTGTGCGTCAAGTGCGGCGCCCTCTTCGTGCGCTCCGAGAGCGTAGGAGGCTTCGACGAGCCGCCGTTCGAGTTTCTCGACAAGATCCGCGCCGGTCGCCCAGACGTGCACAGCCGCGAGGATTACTTCGAGTGAGAGTCGACCTGCGCATCGGCGACTGCCGCGAGATCCTGCCGACGCTCGACGCGGAGAGCGTTCACTGCTGCGTGACCTCGCCTCCCTACTGGGGCCTTCGAGACTACGGGCACGCGGCGCAGATGGGGCTCGTGCCGTGACGCTGAGCCTCGAGCCGATCTCGCTGCGCGAAGCTGTCGCGTTCGTCGCGCGCGTGCATCGGCACCACCGGCCGCCGCGCGGCGGACTGTTCGCGATCGCGGCTTGCGTCGCCGATAAGGTCGTCGCGGTGGCGATCGTCGGGCGCCCGGTCGCGCGCATGAATCAGGACGGCCGGACGTGCGAACTCACACGGCTCGCGAGCGACGGCACGCGCAACGCTTGCTCGTTCCTCTACGGGCGCGCGTGGCGTGCAGCTCGCGCACTCGGCTACGCGCGCATGGTCACGTACACGCTTCCGAGCGAGGGCGGGGCGTCGCTGCGCGCCGCCGGCTTCAAGCTGCTCGGCGAAGCCGGCGGCGGCGCATGGTCGCGCGCGAGTCGTCCGCGCGTCGACCTGCATCCGATGCAGCGAAAGCTCGCGTGGGAGATGCGCGCGTGAAGAAGGACCGCTGGAATCGCGTCGGCGCTCGCCTCTGCCTGGCTCGCGGTCATCTCTCGGGCCTCACCTTCGCGCGCGAGCTCGGCGTGCGGCACGCGCAGCTGCAGCGCATCGAGGCCGGGCAGCCTCCGAGTGCAGCCTTCCTGATCGCCTACGGCAAGAGCGGGCGCTCGATCGCGTGGCTGCTCTTTGGGAGATCGAGCCACGGGATGCTCTGGCCGAAGCATGAACAATCCCGAGCGAGGATCCCATGAGAATGAGCAGCGAGACGGCACTAAAGATCCTCGAGGAGGCGGCGCCATCGGTGATTTGGAGAGTCCACCTGAACCGCAACGTCTACCTCGAAGTGAGCGGATACCTCGGAGATTTCGACTTTCCGGCGTGGGTGTTCGATCCGGACCGGCCGGACGTGGGAGATATCCTCAAGCGGCACGCTCTCGAAGGCGAGGAAGGGTTGCGCGCGGCGAACGCGAGGCAGAAGTCGTGAACGTGCTCGGCCTGTGCGCCGGCATCGGAGGCCTCGAGCTTGGAATCTCTGCCGCCGTTCCATCTGCCCGCACCGTCGGACTTGTTGAGTTCGACCCCTTCGCTGCCTGCGTCCTGGCGGCGAGGATGGCGAGCGGCGACTTGGAGCCGTGCCCGATCTACTGCGACGATCTACGCGGCTTCGATGCTCGAGCCTGGCTGCCTGCGCGTGTGGATCTCGTCGCTGCGGGCTTCCCGTGCCAGCCGTTCTCGTCCGCGGGCAAGCGACTCGGCACAGCCGACCCTCGATGGCTCTGGCCCGACGTCTGGCGCATCACCCAAGAGTGCGGCGCCGAGTTCCTCTTCCTCGAGAACGTCCCCCCGATCCTCCGTCACGGCGCCGCTGAAATCCTGGGTGACCTTGCCCGTGGCGGGTGGGCTGCGGAGTGGGATGTGTTTCGAGCGGCGGACGTGGGCGCACCTCACCGGCGTGCGCGCTGGTTCTGCCTCGCTGCTCGAGGAGATCGCGAGGGAGGAATCCGATGGCTCGACGACCTGGGAGCGCGGCGAGTACCCGACCCCGAGCGCGACGCGCTACGGCAGTTCGCAGAACGAGGGCGAGGTGCCGCACGACCGCCCGAGCCGCGGGACGCCGAGCCTCGACTCGTGGGCGGCGAAGCTGTGGACGACGCCGATCGCTTCCGAGCAGAACCGCTCAGGGAAGAACGCGCAGGGTGGCACGATGCTCAGCCATCAGGCGACGAAGCAGTGGGCGGCGAAGCGGTGGCCGACTCCGACGAGCTTCTCGAAGGCGAGCGAGGGCGTGAACCGTCCGGGCAACAACCGCTCATCGAACAAGACGCTCGGGATCGTGGCGAACTGGCCGACTCCGACAGCCGGCGACTCGACGGGCGACTCGGCTGGCCGCCGGGGCCGCACGACGCCGAAGGATGGCGAGCCTGGACCCTTGCGGGCGGTCCTGAGCCCGTCCTTCGTGGAGACGCTGCAAGGCTTCCCGGTCGGCTGGACCGACTGCGCTGTCTCGGCAACGCCGTCGTCCCCGATCAAGCGGCCTTAGCTTTCGAGGTGCTGCGTGACCGGCTCACGGCATAGGCTCCGCGAGGTCTTCGGGCTCGAGCTTCTCGCAACGCGCGATCTCGCGGTCGCGTGGGGCTACCCGCGCGCGATCGACGAGCAGGAGCTGCTGCTCGGCCACTGGTTCCGCTACGGGCCGCTCGTCTTCTGGCTCGTCGGCGATGCCAAGTGCCAAGCAGGCGAGCTCGGCCTGCATCTCGTGATCGACCCGTCACACCGCAGCGAGATCGACCGAGACGAGTGGTATCGCGTGCTGTGCGTGCTCGGCGACCTGATCGACGCCGACTCCTTCGTTTTCACGAGCCCAGACCCGAAGATCGAAGGGCTTGCTGCGCGTTACGGCTGGACGAAACGAGGCGAGCGGTGGTACTTCTCCGTGCATGGGCCTGTTCGCACCGAAGAAGCCGAAGCCGCGCCCCGAGCCAGCGAGGGCGCGTAGCGTCCTCTCGAAAGAGCGCCCAGGCGGCGCTGGTGTCTCTGGCGCGGGCGGGCGCCCGAGCGCCGGGACCTTCGGCCAGCCGGGCGGGCGCATGACGGTCCTGCGCGGGGGGTACTGATGGGCAGCCTTTCGAAAGTGATCTTCGGCGCGCCGGGCGTCGATCAGCTGTTCGGGAAGAAGGCCTCGCGTCTCCTGCGCGATCCGCTCGGGCTTGTGCCTCGGAAGCAGAAGATCAAGCCCGAGCCGCGCGTTGACCAGGAGGCCGCCGAGGCCGCCGACCGCGAGCGCCGCCGCCGCTCTCAAGAGGGCGCGCGCAAGACCGTGCTCACGGGCCCGCTCGGCGCGACGGAGCAGCCCTACACGCGGCGCACGGTGCTCTCCGGTGGCTAGCGCGAACCTCGTCCGCATCCTCCGCATGTGGGACGCGGCGAAGGACGCGCGGGCGGTCTTCGACAGCTACTTCGAATCGACCGCGCGCTACGTCTGGCCGAACCAGAAGAACTTCACGAGCAAGGAGACGCAGGGCGTCGAGAAGAACCTCGACCTCTACGACGATACGGCGCCCGTCAACGCTAAGAAGTACGCCGCCGTCCTCGAGACGCTGCTGACGCGCCGCGGGACGCGCTGGCACCGCATCACCGCGAGCGAGGAGCCGCTGCGCAAGGTCGCGCGCGTCCGCGACTACCACGACCAGGTTCTCGACGTGCTCTTCCGAGAGCGCGAGGCGAAGCAGGCCGGCTGCTACGAGAACCTCTCCCAGTGCTACCGCTCCGAAGGCGTGCTCGGCAACGACTGCCTGTTCCTTGACGACCGCTTCGACCGCGTGACCAAGAAGCGCGACGGGATCCGCTACCGCATGGAGCCTCTGCGTGACATCTGGATCACGCGCAACTGGCAGGGCGTCGTCGAGCGCGTCTTTCGCCGCTACGAGCTCTCGGCCGAGAATCTCCTCGCGAACTTCGAGCCCGGGCGGATCCCTGAGAAGTGGCACGAGAAGGCGAAGAACAAGCCGCTCGAGATGGCGGAGCTGCTGATGGTGGTCGAGCCGAACCCGGACTACGACCCAAACAACGTCTACTCGAAGCCGTTCTCGGAGTTCAACCTCATGCCGACGGAGAAGGCTGTGCTCCGCGACTTGGAGAACGGCTACGACGAGATGCCGTTCATCTTCACGAGCGCCGAGCGCGCGCCGGGCGAGGACTACGGGCGCGGCATCGCGATGGATCTCCTCCCGACGATCAAGACGATGAACCGCATGATCCGCGACATGTTGAGAGCGGCCGAGAAGCAGGCCGACCCGCCGCTGCTGACCGCCGACGACGGCGTGCTCGGCGTCCGGCGCGCGGTGCGGCTGCGCGCGGGCGGCCTCACGATCGGCGGCATGAACCGCGACGGCAAGCGCATGGTCGATCCGCTCTACACCGGCGCCAACATCGGGATCACCGAGGCCCTGCTCCAGCACTTCACGGCGAAGCTCGACCGGGCGTTCTTCGTCGACCTGTTCACGCTGCTCACCGAGCGCCCGCAGATGACCGCGGCCGAGATCCTCGAGCGCGCGAGTGAGAAGGGCGTTTTCGTGGGTCCGGTCGTGGGCAGCCACCAGGAGCAGAAGCTCGCGCCGATGGTCGAGCGCGAGATCGGCATCCTCGCCCGGCAGGGAAAGTTGCCGCCGATGCCGCCGGAGCTCGTCGAGGCGGGCGGCCTCTACGTGATGGAGTACGAGACGCCGGCACAGCAGATGCAGCGCGCCGGTGAGGTGCGCTCGATCAGCGAGACGATCGCGGATCTCCGGGCGCTCGCCGAGCTCGACCCCGACGCGCTCGAGGTGATCGACCTGCGGGCCGCTGGCCGCCATATCGCCAACCTGCGCGGGACGCCTTCGAAGTTGCTGCGCAGCGAGGCCGAGGTCGAGCGCCGCTCGAAGCTGCGCCTCGCCGCGGCCGAGCGGGAGAATATGCTCGCCCAGATCCCGCCGGCGGCGGCGGCGGCCAAGGACATCGCCGGCGCGGCGGCGATGGCTGCGTGAGCGGGCGCTCTCGCGCGAGCGCGCGGTCCGAGCGCTTCCGCGAGCGAGTGCGCAACTACAAGCGCGCGCTCGAGGACGGCGTGCCCGGGTCGCGCAGCTGGTGGGCGCGCGCGGCTGCGAAGCTCGGCCTCGCGCCGCTCGCGCGCTTCGTCCTCGCCGACCAGACGTGGCTCGCGATCGTGCTCGCGGACCTCGAGCAGTTCTGTTCGGCAGGGATCGAGGACACGAGCCATATCAAAGACGACCCGAGCGGCCGCAATTCGGCGCTTCAAGAAGGCCGCCGCCAGGTGTATCTTCGAATCTCCGGCTGCGTCGCGTTAACCCCCGCGGAGATGCTCGCGCTCGAGCGCGCGATCTTCTCCGAAGAAAAGGACGACCTCGATGACTGACCAACCCCACTGGCACGCGAACCTCGAGGGCCTCGGCGGCGAGGAGAAGACCTTCCTCGATGCGCACCCGGACTGGAAGAGCCCGCTCGACGTCGTGAAGTACGCGCGCACGGCCGGCACGCAGCCGAAGCCTTGGACGGACGGCTTTGACGGTGAGGCGATGGAACTCGTCGGGCAGCGCAAGATGCAAGGGCCCGGCGACCTGCTCAACATGGTGCGCGCGCAGCAGAAGTTCATCGGCGCGCCGCCCGAGGAGCTCGTGCGCTTGCCCAAGGGCGGCGCGAAGCCCGAGGATCTTCGGGCGCTCTACGGGCGCCTCGGCATGCCCGAGAAGCCCGACGGCTACGACTACAAGGACGTGAAGCTCTCGGATGGCGCCGAGGAGACGCTGAAGCAGTTCAACCCGGTTTTTCACGAGGCGGGGCTCAGCAACGCGCAGGCGCGGCGCCTCGTCTCGGCCTACGAGGAGTTCGGCGCGAAGGCGGGCGAGTCGGCGCAGGCGCGCATCACGGCCGAGGCCGCCGCCGCCGAGACGAAAGCGAAGGCCGAGTGGGGCTCCGAGTTCGAGGCGAAGGGCCAGGCTTCGGTGCAGTTCGCCGAGGCGCTCGGAATCAAGGACGAGGAGCTGATGGCGCTGCAGCAGGTGCTCGGGAGCGAGCGCGTGCTCTACCGCTTCGCCGAGCTCGGCAGCAAGCTCGGCGAAGCGCGCGTGGTCGAGGGCGAAGGCAAGGGCGGCCCGGTGGGCGAGAGCGCGCTCAAGGCGAAGATCAACGAGCTGCGCGCGGAGCCGGCATACATGGACAAGAAGCACCCCGAGCACAAGGCGATCGTCGATCGGGTGTACGGTCTCGAAGGGAAGCTCCCAGGCGGCAACGTGCCGCTCTTCCAGGGCGTGCAGGCGTAAGCCTTGGCGAACTTCATAAAACCACCATTACCCTGGACAGGCTCTCTTCGGCAATCCGTTCCTTCTCAAGAACGGCACACCGCACAGCCTCGGCCATCGCGCGTAGGTCTTGCACGGAGAGACGCTTGTCAGCGCCCGTGGTTTTTGCGGCATCGAGCAGGAGTTGGAACCAGTCGATCATTTCTACAGTGTTCCGGATTCGGGCCAGTTTGCGAAATTGCGCGTGTTGCAGTTTCGCGCGTGGTAAGCCACCAGGAAGGGATCTCGTGAAGAAGCCGCAGAAACAAGAGAAGGTCGTTACGCCGGGCAAACTGATGAACCG